AGCAGGGACGCGGTCGACATACTGTAGGAAGTCATAGCGGAAGATGTTACCGCCCATTTGGGTCACGTCGTTCTGGTATTGCAGGGAGAAGATCGGACCACCAAGTTCTTCCTTTTTCTGAAGGAGCACCTCTTCGGTGTACATCTCCGGCCAAAGTGGACCAGAATCTTCAAGAGATCGTCGCTGGTAAGTAGGAACGCCCTTTCGCGTCAATTCCGCGTAGAAGTCGTCTTCATGCCAGCGCGTGCCGATGTACCAGCGTTTTGAGCCTGGAACAAGCATCGGGTCAACTACTTGCCAATACGTTTCGCTTGACTTCTGTCGCTGCAAGGGCGTGGCGTTCTCTTTGATGCCGACCATGTCGTCGGCAAGGAGCACATCAAGGCGAGCGCCGGGCTTAATGGAGCCCACGCCGTCTGCGAAACAGGTGGCATCCTTGCCAAGATTCGTTCCCTTGATAGTCCACACTTCGTCTGTCCACTTCGTGCCAATCACGCCCTGTTGCGCCCACTCAAACACTTCGGCAAATCGTGGATGCTCGACAAGGGCTCGAACCGCACGCGAACGAGCGAGCGCATCAGACAGCACGGCGGTTAAGATACCTACACGAATCTGGCCTTTGTGAACGCCAATAAGACGCGCAGCGCGATGCAAAAGTTGCGTTGTCTTAGCATGGCCGCGTGGCATGAGTACCAAGGCGCGGTCGTGCCCGTTGAGGAACTGCTCCATTTCCCTGAGGTGCTTGGGGAACACAAGGTTGCTGACGTACTCCGCAAAAGCGGCGTCAGACGTCTGTGCTTTCCGCCTCAACCAATCGCGGTACTCCTGGTTGTTCATCTGACACCTCCTCTCCAGCCTTCTGCGACTCAATGTCTTCTGCCCATGCGCGCAGTCGTGCGGCTACCTGCGCTGGCGGCAAATGGTCGATTTCGTGTTCGGTTTGGACAACCTGAATGGCACCTCCGCCCGGGCCGCTAATCTCAGCCTTTTCCGGAGCGTATGCACCAGTCAATTTTGCAATGCGGTCGACCACCTCTAGTTGCAACTTCAGTGCGGCAACGGCAGCACTTGTGCCACGCGCCTTAGCCGCCTCGATGGCTGCCTGTTGCGAGATGGAGTTTGCCTTAGCAATCAACTCCAGTCGAGTGCCGCTGACGTCCAGCCCCTGCTCTTTCCATTCCTGCCGGATGACCGTCAAGTGCCGACGAACCGTGTCTTCAGCCAGTTCTACCTGCTTGGCAATGGCACTTGGGTGCAGCCCAGCAAGCAGCAGGGAGCGAATCCTGTCCCTGACTGCCTGTACTTGTCCTTGCGGTAATCTTCCTGGTCGTCCCATGGTTCTCCTAAATGACGTTGTCGTGGGGTTATTATACATCACGCAGTCACGAATAATGTTGTGTGATCTTGTTTTTTGTGTAGAATGCCATGCATGGCCATCATTGATTACGACATCTCCACCGAACAGGGCAGCAGCCTTTCCCGGGTCGTGACGTATAACAATGCGTCAGGAGACCCGGTAAATCTGACTGGCTACACCGCTCGTATGCAGGTTCGACCGCGAGCGGGTTCCGGCTATGCCTATCTTTCCCTTACCAGCCCAGATAGCGGGCTGACGCTTGGCGGATCAGCCGGAACAATCACCATCCTCGTGGATGGATCGATTACGTCTGCAATTCCTGCCGGAAACTATGTGTACGACCTTGAGGTCGTCAACGGCGAATATGTCGACAAGGTCATGGGCGGAGACTTCGTGATTTCTGCAGAGGTGACCCGATGAGCCCGCTGCGCATTGTTGATGAGGGCGGAACAATCTCCGTTGTTCGCGAAACCAACACGGCACAGGTGCGACCATTTAATACTGCTGTATCACCTGCTCCGGCGGTGGTTAACGTTGGCAGTTCATTTAACTACTACGTCTTTAATCAGAACAATCCGTCTGCAACCTGGACCATTACGCACAATCTTGGGCGACGCCCAAGTGTCACCGTGGTTGACTCTGCAGGTAGCGTAGTGATTGGCGAAGTGACATATACCAGCGATAATGCCCTAACAATCCGGTTCTCTGCCGGGTTTAGTGGCCAAGCATATTTGAATTAGGAGACCCCCATGGCAGTCAAGTTCCTTGCTAATGTAGACCTTCAGAAAAATGAGTTGCTCAATGCCGCCATTCAGAACTTGGCAACAGACCCAGCCAGCCCAGTGCAGGGCCAGATTTACTACAATACGGTTGCTGATGCAATCAAGGTTTGGGATGGCGCGGCTTGGCAGACCCTTGCAACTGGCGGCGGAACGGTCACCTCGGTAACTGGCTCGGGCGCAATTTCTTCGTCCGGCGGCAACACTCCAAACATCACCATTGCGGATGCCACAACAAGCGTCAAGGGCGCCGTAATGCTAAGCGATTCCACCAGCACGACTAGCAGCATCCTTGCTGCTACGCCTACTGCTGTAAAGGCCGCCTACGACCTTGCCGCTGGTAAGGCAAGCACTGCCAACAAGTTGAGCGACTTTGCTGCCACAAGTTCTTCGGAACTTGCTGGAGTTATCTCCGATGAAACTGGTACTGGGTCATTGGTCTTTGCCAACAGCCCAACGCTTGTTACGCCGGCACTTGGAACCCCTTCAAGCGCCACGCTTACCAATGCAACTGGCTTGCCAATCAGCACTGGTGTTTCTGGCCTTGGGACTGGCGTTGCCACGTTCCTTGCCACGCCGTCTTCGGCAAACCTTATCTCTGCCATTACCGACGAGACCGGAACTGGCGCGCTGGTATTTGCTAATACCCCAACGCTTGTTACGCCAACAATTGGCGTTGCCACTGCAACATCCGTCAACAAGGTAGCCATTACGGCTCCTGCAACAAGCGCAACTCTTGCGCTTGCTGATGGCAGCACGCTTGCAACCTCCGGCGCATACGGCGTTACGCTTACCGCAACCGGAACAACTGCGCTTACGCTTCCAACATCAGGAACCCTTGCCACGCAGGCATATGTTGACGGCGTTGCCACCGGCCTTGACGTCAAGGCTTCGGTCCGAGCGGCAACCACCGCAAACATTACCCTGAGTGGAACGCAAACAATTGACGGTGTTGCCGTCATTGCCGGTAACCGAGTCCTCGTAAAGAATCAGTCCACCGCTTCGCAGAACGGCATTTACGTTGCCGCTGCTGGTGCATGGAGCCGTGCAACAGATGCAGACACCGATGCAGAAGTAACTTCTGGTTTGTTCACCTTTGTTGAAGAGGGTACCGCAAACGCAAACAGCGGCTACATTCTTCAGACAGAGAATCCAATTACGGTTGGAACAACTGCCCTTGCCTTTGTGCAGTTCTCTGGCGCTGGTCAGATCACTGCGGGAGAAGCCCTTACAAAGACCGGCAACACGCTTGATGTTGCTGTCGATGGCTCAACAATTGAAGTCAGCGCCGATGCGTTGCGCGTCAAGGATGCCGGCATCACTGCCGCAAAACTTGCCCTTAACGCTGTTGACCTTGCTGGAACAAAGATCACTGGAACGTTGGGCCTTACCAACGGTGGTACTGGTGGAACTAGCGCATCAACCGCACGCACCTCGCTTGGCCTTGCGATTGGCTCAGACGTTCAGGCATACAACTCAACCCTGGCCGCAGTGGCTGGCGGAACGTACAGCGGTGATGACAGCATTGTCACCGTGGGCACGATCTCTGCTGGTACGTGGCAGGGTACGGCAATTGACTCGACCCGTGGCGGAGCGCTTCGTTACAACACGAGCGCAACCTGGACCGCAGGCGAGTCAAAGACCATCACCCACAGCCTTGGCACCAAGGCCGTACAGGTTGCTATTTATGACTCTTCAGATGTGCAGGTCTTTGCGGATGTCACAACCGCAACAACCAACACGTTGACGGTCACCATCAGCCTTGCAGGAACTTACCGAGTCGTTGTCAACGGATAACCAATAAAGAACGCACCCCCCACGGCGCTTGATTTGAGCGCGGTGGGGGGGGTATAATCTTTTTATGCCTAAATTCGTCAACACCCTCAAGAATGCCGAACTAACCTCGGACCCCACTGCGGCCGAGGGTACGTTTTACTACAATAGTTACACCGATGAGTTAAAACTCAAGGGCGCCTCTGCGTGGGCTGCAATCGGCTCCTCAACAACGGTAGAGATGCCAACTGGATCAGTTTCCACTTGGGTTGGATCTCCATCAACAGTGCCAAGCGGTTGGCTATTTTGCGATGGTTCTGCTGTTTCCAGAACAACCTACTCTGCGCTGTTTGCAATTGTCAGCACTTACTTTGGCGCGGGGGACGGAACAACAACGTTTAACCTTCCAGACTTTAGGGCGTTGTCCCTGGTTGGGGCCATTAGTTCAAATGCTGGTGTTGCTGTTGGGAATTCATCAAAGACGTGGACCGTTGGTGCAAACGACCCATTTACTTCTCTATCCCACAGCACGGATACATGGGCGCATACACACACCTTCACCGATGACTCACAGGGAGCCCATACGCATGCCCTGGATCACACCACAAGCACAACGTTTAGTAGCGCAACTGCACTATCTGCGCATACGCATACATATACGGCAACATGTGCAACCAATGGGCATTCGCACACCGTTGGCGATCTGGGGGCATCTAGCGGAACAATTAGCGTTAACGCAACTAATGATATTAACGCCGCCATCTCCCACACGCACACTGTTGCAAACATCACTGGGGGAAATTCACATGCGCACACTGTTACGGAAGGGTGTTCTGCTAGTGATGGACATACCCATACGTACACTGGATCAACCCCGTCGTATACTGGAACTTCCGGAAGCAGCGGAACCCACTCGCACGGAGGAACCATGGCAGCAGACGGCACGGCATCACATGTGCACGATTCGCACTCGGCAAACCGCTCTCGTGTTTGGTATGTGGTGAAATCATGACACAGGTATTGTCTAGCATTAAATTGCCAATTTCTACGCAAGCAGCAATTGAGATAGGAACTTGGCCAACTGGTTCAATTTACTACGACAGCGTTACAAGCAGCATGCGGTTTTATGATGGAACCTCTTGGTCCACCGTCGGCTCTTCTTCCACAATTGACATGCCTATTGGCTCCGTTCAGCCGTGGCTTGGTGCTTCTGCCCCATCGGGCTGGCTTCTCTGCACGGGTCAAGCGGTATCAAGGTCAACGTATTCATCTTTGTTTTCTATTGTTTCTACCCGATTTGGCACTGGTGATGGAACAACAACATTCAACCTTCCGGACCTCCAGGGATACCAGGTAGTTGGAGCGGCTGCTGGATCTGGAAATATTGATAGCACTGGAACTTTTAGGGCAGGGATAACTGACTCTTATTCAGTAGCGTCCCATAGTGGAACCGCTGCGGCTCACTCGCACTCTTTTACTTACACTGCATTTACTGAAACACAGCACGATTATACCCATTCCCATACCGCAACAGTCCCCGAAACTACCGTAACGCTTACGGCTCACACATATACAGACACTTCAGATCCCGGACAGAGCCATACGCACACGCCGTCAAACGCAACGGGCGCAAGTCAGGCAGCCACTGCAACTGGCAGTATCAGGTCATCTTCTGGGCATACACATACCGTCCCTACGGTTACTACAGATACTCATACTCACGGAGTCACAACGGCGTCTTGGTCGGCGCACACGGCACATCGGCATAGCCCAGTATTTAGCCTTGCAACTTCTGGCAATACCTCATCTGCATCACCAAGCACGCACAATCACACCGCAACTCCATCAAGCGACGGGTCCCACGCGCACACAAGCCATGACTATAAAACATACATGGTTCACTATATTATTAAGGCGGCTTAGATGTCAGTTACATTTGTTACGCCATTGACGCTACCGGTAGCCTCTTCCGATCAGGAAAACAACCTCGGCCAAATGTATTTCAACTCAACAACAAAAAAAATCCGAGTGTACAAAAACTCAGGCTGGTCAGACGTTGGCTCTTCTGCGTCTGGATCTTCCGGAAAATCTGGAATGGTTACCTCTTGGGCAGGATCTCATGAAAACGCGCCTTCGGGATGGCTACTCTGCGATGGGTCTGCCGTTTCTAGAACAACATACGCAGACCTTTTTACGGTGATTGGGACAAATTTTGGAACAGGCAATGGCACAACAACTTTTAACCTTCCTAATTATCATGATTATTGGCTTGTTGGCGCACCTTCTTCATTAGCAACTGCCCCAAACCCTTCTGGACTTCCGGCCAGTTGGTCAGTAGCAAGCGGAACAAGTTTCTACGAATCTTTTTCCCATTCGACCAACGGGGCTCACTCCTCACACTCGACTAGCATGACTTCCGGCGGAAGCCATAGCCACACGGGTGCACACACCCATAGCGCGACAGCAAATACAAGTGGATCTGGCTCTGATGGTTCGCACACAGTTACTGGGGTCTTTAACTCTGCTGGCGCGGCGCATACGCATTCGGTAACAAGCGGACAACCATCCGCAAACAATGTTGTTTTGGGCGGCGGAGCAACAACAGTTTCGCAATCTACCCACACGCATGTTGTATCATTTGCCTCATCGGGAGGTTCTCATAGCCACGTTACTACAACCACTTCGTATTCGGGAACAGCCTCACACGGCGGGGCGCACACGCATACGGGCGCTTCGGCAACATCGGATTCTCAAGGTGCAACCTCTGGTTCAAACTCCAGCCATACCCACACGATGTCTGCCCTGGCGAGCAGTGGCGGTCATGCCCACGCAACGCATGACCCAAAGTATCAAAAGTTGTATTATATTATTAAGACATAAGGAGAAAGTATGACTCAGCGACTTATAACCATTGCCATCAATTATGAAGAGGCCGACGAGCAGTCGGTTGCTTTGGCGCTTGCCTCCCTTCACGGTGGCTCTGCCACCGCCATTGAAGACGCAGTTACCATTATTGCCCAGAAATGGCAGTCAATAGAAACGGCAACGGTTCCCCATTGGTCGTGCTCAACGCAGCAAAACTGGATGACGCAACAGGAGGAAATTACGCGGCTGTACCAAGCAATGGAAGATCATGTGTGTAGTTGTTGCCACCAATCAACAGAACCCCCTCCCGGGGCAACCACATTCGTAAGGGGTACATGCCCCCCAGGACATAACTGCGCTGTCTGCGCAGACACAATTGCATAAGGAGCAATCATGGCAGCAAAAGTAGCGACAAAAAATAACAAGATGAAGCACGATGCACACAAGCCAGTGCTTACCGAGCGTATATGCGTGCAGTGCAGAGAGCCAATAATGTCTAACGAAGTTACCTTAATGCGTGTAATTTCATTCAACGGAGCAAAGAGATCAAACTCTTGGAACGAATTTCACCGAAAACATCTACCTAAAATTTAGTAGATTTTCTGCATAAAATACGGAGATTACTTACTGCTTGAGTAGGTAATCTCCGTATTGTTTAATGCTCACGGGAAGGAGACCCATGAGCACTAAACTAATTGTAGCACTGACCACGGCGTGGTTAATACTGTCTACACTGGTATTTGGCATCGTTGCGTCCCCTGCGTTTGGCGCACAAAACAACTACGTTGACCGCACCCAGGATTTCTGGATTACCGTTCCCGAGCAGGGCGAACTTCACCTGTGGACCGACTTGTGCGACGAAACTACTGCCCCCTGGTGCCCCGGCACTGTAGATTCCATGCTCTGGCTGTACGACAGCGCCGGCACGCTGATTGCAGCCAACGACGACTCGTTTACTGATCACACCGGCGGATACTCCCTTGCCTCAACAATCCGTGTTTCTGTGCCTGCGGGCGAATACCGAGTGCGCGCGGGCGTGTGCTGCGGAGACCCAACGGCAGATCGATTTAACGGCAATCACTACTACATGATTAGCAACTTTGATGCGGAACTTGCTCCAGGCACTCCATCAGCAACGTGGACTCCGACCCCGCAGCCAACCCCTACCCCAACACCAACTCCGGAGCCGACACCAACCCCGACTCCGGAGCCCACCCCAACCCCAGTGCCGGACCCGTATCTGAACGCGCCAACTGGCTTGATGATTACGGTTTACACCGATGGGAATGTTTATCTGACGTGGAATACCCCAGAAGCGAGTGGCACCGACATTGAGCGGTACGGGGTGTTCTGGACCACTGGGGATCTTGCGGGCTGGGCTGCCGCCTCCAACGAAACCAATATGGGCATTAGTAGCAACGTCTTTGCCATTACCGGTGGCACTAATCAAACTTACACGTTTTGGGTCAGGGCTGACAACGATACACTAGGAGTTCTCTCCCCCATCTCAACAACGGTTTCCGTGTTTGTTCCGGCCCCACCGCCGCCAAGCCCGAGCCCAACGCCCGAGCCCACCCCCACACAGACACCAGAACCACCAACACCGAGCCCTAGCGTGGCTCCTACCCCCACGCCAGAGCCTTCTGTAAGCCCTACGCCGGAGCCAACTCCGACGCCAAGCCCTGAGGTGACAAATGAACCTACCCCCGAGCCAACGCCTACCCCCGAGCCATCTGTGGCCCCTACTCCTGATCCCAGCCCTGTACCTACTGACACACCTGGACCAATTGATCCTGGCGCTGCGGTAGAGGCAGTCACGGAGGCGGTTGGCGAAGCCGTGGCTGCAGTCGGTGAGGCGGTTAGTGCCGCTGTCGACACCGTTGCAAATCTTGGGAATGACATCACAGAAGAGGAACGGGAAGAGGCGCGAGAAACTATTGTGCCCGCCATCATTTTGACGCAGATTGCAACCGCAGCAGCAGCGGCAACACGTGCCGCATCGAGCGGTGGTGGTTGGTCTGGCGGTAGCGGTGATGGTCCAAAGAAGGGGCCGCGTCGCGGTGGCCCAAAGAACGGGCCAAAGGGTGGGAATAAATTGCGCGCCAAGGCGCAGACAAAAGCGCCCGTGAAGTCAGCGCAAAGCAATGGTACAGTCAAAAAGGAATATGGTTTCAAAACCAGAAAGGGTCTACTGTGAACAAGTTGAAGTTTTACCTAGCGCAAATAATCAACGACGCGGTCGGGCAGTCTTGGACAGTCTTCGGCTTGCTCGTTGGTTGGATTGTCTTGCCTGAGGGCGAGACCCGAAACTTTATCGGAGCCACGCTCGCCGTCTTGACGTTGATTTGGGCAGTAACTATGCCCCTGCGACTTGATCGGCACGAGGACTAATACCCCTCGACAACCTCAACGCCAGTCGAGAATGAAGCAAAGACTGGCATCCCTGGCTGGATGAACGCTCCCTCCACATTGAAGGAGATGTATTCGTCCGCCTCTGACCAGAAGTTGTCTTCGTCCATCTCTTCAGTCCTTGACCCGACCTCGATGTGGTCGTTCATCATTTCCTTGGCCATGCGCGCCACCATCTTGGTTCGATCATAGATGGCAACGATCTTTGGTCCGTCGCTGCCATGAAAGATGTTCCCGTGACCGACTAGGCAGTCTTCCCAGCCGTCGGCATAGAGAACGTCGTCAATCTTTTCCACTACCTGCTTACTCATCGATTCGCCTCCAAAACGTTTTCTTCTTGCAGCGCCAGCAGACTGCTTGCCGGTGCTTCGGATCGATTGTGGAATCGCCGAATGCCTCACCTGATACAGGAGTATACACATTCGCGCAGCGAGTGCAAGACCAGCCTTTTGTGGCGCGTGGTGGCGTGTACAAATATTGCGTAACAACACGAAGGGTTACGCCGCCCTCTACGTCTACTGGTTCTTTAATGGTGCGGGCAGCAATGTCCCATCCACTCTCCCTGAGGGCACTAATCTCTTTTTGTAATTTTTCTGGATTAGGGATGATTGTAAGAAGTTCGGCCTCAGACAGCCACTTTCCAGCGCGCTCTTTTAAAAGGTTGATGAAAAGATCAATTGTGCTCATCGTACCTGGCGTTCGCCTTCCTCAAGTCGCTCCTGAATGTCGCCAAATACCTCTGGGTATAAACGATTCAGTGTGGTATGAATCTTCTTCGCCACTTCCTGCATCTCCGGCTGAGCAGACGAGTGCATGCGGAGCATGCAGAAATGTCGCCAGTCTCGCAGGTTTGATTTCATCACAATGCGTGTCCTCGTAGCGTTCGGGAGGGCATAACGAGCAATCTGAGACTTAAACCCAAGATCTTTTAGGCGCTTATACGTCACAAGACTGGCAGTGATGTGCTCTCGATAGATCCGCTCTGCCTCTGGTTTCTCGGCAATCTCCGGCGGCATGAAAAACAAGTTATCTTCCGACTCATCGTCGTACTTGACGTAACGCTGGCTTTCCTGCTGAAACGATGCGTGGCGGTGACGAACAAGTTCGTGGCTGACCACACGGCTGCACTCAATCAGGAACGTTGCGTCAGCCATCTCAATCATTGATTGATGACCGCTCTCAATCCATCGGCGGATGATGTCTCGCTCGCCCATCTTGGCAAGCGATTTAGAGCCGTAGTCGACCCTTCCGGCGTATTCGATAAGGTCCAGGGCTCCGTCAAAGCCGGAATCGTCACTCGGCTTCGTGAACGACAGGAGTTGCACGCTCGGGCTGTCCATCTTTTCTCATCTCCTCTTTTAGTACCTTGATTGCGTAAACGATGCCTCGAAGGTAAGACATTCTAGCAACCATTTCTTCGGGGGGAATCTTACCTGATCGACGGTCCTTCAGCCCGGCAAAAAACGTGGCGGCCAGGCGGTCATGCGCGGCAAGCGCTGCCATGGCGCCAATATCCGCATATGGCAATCTGGGATACTTTCTTGCCTTGCGCTCCTCTGACTTTTTGCGCAATTTTTGATCGCGTTTACCGCTCACCCGACAACTCCCGAATGACCTGCTGCGCCCAGGAAACCGATGTGGCAGTCAGTTCCGTTTCGTCAGATGCCGTAAAGTGCACGGTTTTCCTTGTTCCATTCACCTGCGCAACAATCTGCGCGATGATTACATTGTCTTCATTAATGCTAATAAGGGCAATCACCGCCGGGGAGGCGGCAATCATTTGTAGGTGAGCCGTCACCAGCCCGCCAATCGTTGCCGCCATAACTTCCTCAGAGGCGTACGGTTCAGACGAGATAACCCTATCAAATGTGGCGTGGAAGGCGCTGTGCCAAAAACCGACCATCTTTCCGGACATCGTTCATCCCTTCTGCCTCGGGATGATTATACGTTATCGGTGTCGTCTATGGCTTTATTAATAATATCCCGCATTGTTGAATCTTCAGTAAGAGCACCCTCAAGGCGAGAAGTCAGACCTTCCGCAATCCTTAGCATTCTGTCGCTTTCTTCGTCTACGCCCTTTTCTAGGCGGCTGAATACCCAGTCTTTAAATTGCTCAACCAATGCTCGGTAGACAATTCCGGCCTCTTC